TTTGTTAAATTTAAACCCGAAGGCATGCGAAAGATAGCTGCTAAAATGGGGTATACAGGTTCTATGAATAACTTTAATTCTTATTTAGATAAAAATCCTAATAAGAAGCAAGAGATGAATATGTATGAATCTGTAGCACAACGAATGGCTAAAGGTGGGATAGTAAAGATGCAAGAAGGTGGAACTACAGATACACAGTATAATAAACTACCACAAACTGAAGTTCCAGTAGGAGGAAACGTAGGCACTGATAAAACTATTGCAGATGCTACAGCAGATAGAATGCAAGACCCAAGATTACCTGAAGGTGGAGTAACAGTTCCTATAGGAGTGGGAACAAATGAAAATCAAATTATTGATGAAGATGCAGGTCAAGTGTCAGGAGATGTAAAGGTTGATGCTAAGACTGCAGATACTACACTTGCTGATACTCCAACTCAAACTGATGCTAACACTGTAACTGCAGAAACATCTTCAGATAAAGTCAATGCCGCACTAGATACAGTAAATGCCGCTCAAACTGATCCTAACGATCCAAGAAGTAAAGTTATAGCCGCAGAACAAACAGAGTCTAGTGTTAGTAATTTAGATGCTGCTCAAGGTAAGCATATTAAATTAGAAAACCCTGTACAAAGAGAGATACAAGACGGTGAGCTTATTGATGGTGTAGCAAATGCAGAAAAGGCAGCTAAGTTTGCAGAACAAATACAAGCCGCTGAAGCAACTCCATCAGAGAAAGCTACAGTACAAGGACAACTCTCAGAGTTAATGACACAGTTTGAAGGTGGCAACACTCCAGCTTGGGCATCAGGTGCAATGAGAAAAGTAGCTGAACAGATGTCAGCAAGAGGGTTGTCATCAAGTTCTATTGCTGGACAAGCTCTCATTCAAGCAGCTATGGAATCAGCTTTACCTGTAGCTATGGCAGATGCTAGAACATTTACAGCGTTTGAAAGACAGAACTTATCTAATAGACAACAAAGAGCGTTAATGGCTGCTCAACAAAGAGCTAAGTTTATTGGACAAGAATTTGATCAAGCCTTCAAAGCAAGGGTTATAAATGCATCTAAGATATCAGATGTAGCAAATAGAAACTTTACTGCAGAGCAACAGATTGCATTAGAAAACAGTAGAGCTGCTAATACTATGAACTTAGCTAATTTAAACAATAGACAAGCATTAGTAATGGCTGAAGCATCAGCATTGTCTCAATTAGATATGGCTAATTTAAATAACAGACAAAAAGCTGCAGTGCAAAATGCACAGAACTTTTTACAATTAGAGATGGCTAATTTATCTAATCTACAACAAACAGAATTGTTTAAGGCACAGCAAAGAACACAAGCTTTGTTTACAGATCAAGCTGCTATCAATGCCGCTAATCAATTTAATGCAACATCGCAGAATCAAACAGATCAATTCTTTGCTAATTTAGCACAGACAGCATCACAGTTTAATGCAACACAAGCTAATGCTCAAGCACAGTTTAATGCAGGACAGATTAATACTGTAGAAAGATTTAATGCCGAAATAGATAATCAACGTGATCAGTTTAATGCTACTAATCAATTAGCAATAGCACAAAGCAATGCAGTGTGGAGAAGAGAGATTGCTACAGCAGATACTGCGGCAATCAATAGAGCAAACGAATTAAATGCTAGTGCAGTTCTTGATATATCTAAAACTGCATATGATAACCTTTGGTCTTATTTTAGTGATTCAATGGAATGGGCATGGACTAGTGCTGACAATCAATTAGATAGATTGAATGCATTAGCTATAGCAAATATTAGTGCAGATGCTAGATCAGAGGCAGCTAAGTTACAATCATCTTCAGCGGCAGGTACAGCATTAGGTGGTTTAATTGGAACATTAGGATCTGCATTTATTAAAGGTATATTCAAGGTATAAGGAGTAAAAATGATTACAAATCATGCAAGAACAGTTATAAATTCTTTTGAAAAGCTAAAGTTGCCTACAAAAGAAACAAAACCGACAGGTAGTGGCATGATGTCTAGATCAAGACCTACGGTACAAGACATGGGTACTGCTACAAAAAATCAACCAGCTTTGATAGCTAAAGAAATATATGAGCACATAAAGAGTGCTAACAATAGAAATAAGAATGGTGGAGATGATGGAACAATCGTTTGATAGACCTATTCCCGGAATGGGAATGACACATGAGGTAGGTGCTAGACCTTGGCAAAACCCTCCTACATATGCAACTGTAGAAGAGGCTACTGACTATTACGTAGAAAGAATAGGAAGTGAACAATTTAAAAGTCAATTAATTGATGTTATGGAAATGGGCATACCTTTAACAACTATAGCCAACACAATGCAACTTTCTAGTGTTATGGAAGGTGTGCATAGTGTAGATGTGGGTATGTTACTTTTACCTATATTAGTTGAGTTATTAAAATCAATAGGAGATTCAGTAGACGTTAAATACGTAACTGGAATGGAAGAAGGTGAAATGAATGAGAGTCCAACATCTTCAAGCAGAATAATAAATGATATGATGAGGCAAAGAAATGAGCCTATGGAAGAAGAGGGAATGCAACCCCAAGAACTTCCTATGGAGCAAGAAGAAACAGATAATGAACCAATGGGATTAATGGCGAGGAGAACATAATGGCATTTTTAGGTAGTTTAGGAAAAGCATTAGGATTAGATTCTGAATTTGGTAAAGGTTTAATTACTGGAACAGCGTCATCTTTAGATAGAGAATTTCAAGATGACATCAAAAGAACAAAGGATAATATAGATAATTTAGTTAATATTTCTTATCAAGGTGCTGTTGAAGAGAAAAAAAGATACGATAAGCAACTAAAAGAAAACAAAGATATTGTAGATCAAATTATTGCTAATGTAGGTGGGGATAAAGGAGCATCTCATCCTAGAGCAGTTGATGCAGCACAGACTTTAATTAAACAGTATGGTGGATTAAAGGGTGCTTTAACTTACTCAGAGAGCTTATCAAATATGTCAAGATTTAGTGGAGAACATCCTATAAGCATATTGGAATTAGGGGAAAGAACAAACAATAATAATCCGTTAACTGCTATGGCTTTAGCTAAATCTACTGTTGATCCTGTAGTGCTTCCTGATGCTGGAGCGTTAGGAAAAGATGCTGCAGTTGGTATTATGAAATTAGATTTTTTTGGGGGTGGGGATTTTGCTGAAAAAGAAATATCTACACGTGCAGGTGCATTGTTAAAAGCTAGGGGTGTTAATATAAATGAAACTCAAATGGATTTACCACCAGCATTAAAAGCTAATATAGATCCATTAATATTTGGAATGAGATCAAATGTAACGGAAGAAAAAGCTAGATTACACATAATGCATAATAAATTAGATAAAAAAGACCCTGAATATAATACAAAATCAGCACGTATTCTTGATATGATAGAGAATATAAATAACATAGAAAAAGATATGAAGTCTCCTATAGAAGGCTTAAGTGACTCATCAATAAAATCTAACTTTAATTTTTTAGAAAGAGAAATAACTCAACAATATTTTGGAACAGATGGATTAAAAACTAATGACTTAGGTAAGTATATAGGTCCTAATGTTAAAATAGAACAATTAAAAGTTTTAAAGAGACATGCTTCATATTATGTAAATAAGTTAAATCAAGCCGCTAGAATGCAAAAAGTAACGAGTGCTGAAGCAGGAAGTATACTTACTAAAATACGAGAAGCAGTAGAAAAAGGAAAGCAAGTGATTATAGGGGAAGATGGTAAGGTATACATAGGTACAAAATCTATATTTGATTTACCGGGGTATGAGGGAGACAAAGCTATCTTAGGCGTAAAAGAAGATAAGCCAGATATGCCGGGAAAAGATGGAGATAAAGATAAAGATAAGAATGATGATAATAGTTTACTTAAATTAGGTGAAGATATAAGTGAAGAAGCTATAGCAAAAGGTGTTGCTATAATAAGAGATCAAAGATTATTTAAAAGGAATAGAAAAGCTTTTGTTCAATCTAAAATTGGAATGGAATATCTCAAGGAATTAACAGGATTATTATACTTACAAAGAACAAAAAATAATAATAAATATACTCTACAAGATGCTAGAACTGAAGCGTTATTATTACTAGGGATAAGAGACTAAACATGAAAACTACAGACGATTATACTCTATTTAAAAAAGAAGATTTAACTAGAGAAAATTTAATTAATAATCTTAATTTTATTCATGATGCTTCTATGTTTTTAAAAGATAGAGAAAACTATAACTCTTTTAACAATGAAGATATTTATGACAGATACTTAGAACATTTTAGATATCAAAATGTAAATGAGGTCACTGCAGTAAGAGATATGTATCAAGCACAAGACTATCAAAGAAAAGGTGACTCAGAGGGTTTAGCTAGAATGGGCAGACTCATGGATACTTTCGGTAAACAAGATAGTGAGTTTACAGCAGAAACTATAACAGATTATTTAGGTGGTGTTTTTACTTCTCCTTCTACTTACGCCGGTATGTTTTCCTTTGGTGCTGGAAAGGGTGGTGCTATAGCCGCTCAACAGGGAATTAAATTTGGAATAAAAGAATTAATAAAAAATGGTGCTAAAAAAGCGGGAACAAAAGTAACAACAGAAGTAGCAAAAAAAGCTGAGAATTATTCTAGATTAAGAGCTTTAAGAGAGGGGTTTCAAAAAGGTGGATACAAAACAGCTATAGGTGCGGGTGTGGTAGATGGACTAGGAGCATCGGGAACTGCAGCAGCTCAAGAGCAAACTAGAGTTGATACTGGTTTAAAGAAACAAGATGAGTTTGACTATGATCTAGTAGCATTATCAGGAGCTTTGGGATTAGCTCCGGGAGCAATATTAGGTGGAGTAGTCGGTGCTAAAAAGGCAGTAACCTCTAACGTGGCTGAACAATATGCTATTAAAGAGCTAAACAAAAAAAGAGATTTAGTTCAAGATGTATTTAAAACACATACTATAGAAAATTTAAGAGCTTCAAATACAAAAGGAAAAACAACAAAAGATTTATTATCTAAGTTAAAAAAATCAGCTTTAGATGAAACTGCAGGAAGTTTTAACATGAATGTAGGAAAAAAACTAAAGGTAGATTTAGCTCCAGAAAAAGGAACTCTTCTAAGTTTAGACAGTAAAATAATAGCTAACGTGGCATCGGCAGGTGCTGAGATAATTGATATGATAGGTCCTAGACTAGGGGTAACAAAAGGAAGTAAAGAAGATTTAGAAGAAAGAATAACTTCTAGAATAGCAAGAGGATTGATGTCTTCTGATGATGCTACAAAATCAAAGTTAATGGATTCATTTCAAGGTGTTTTAAGTAAATACAATCTTAGCCCATCTGAATTTGGAGCTTTGTATTTAGCAGAGATATCTGAAGCAGGTAGAACATTGGGAACACAAGGATTGTTATCTAGAAAATTTTCTAAAGAACTTTTTGATGAATTAAATGATTTAGATAAAGCTTTATTTACATTAGGAGAAGGTACTGAAGCTGCAAGAAAAAAAGTTTATGATTCAATAGATAGAGGTAAATTCTTAAACTATACAGGAAACTTTTTTAGGACATTGAATAAAACTCGTATTGGATTGATGACAGTTCAATTAGCAACAACAGTTAGAAACACAACTAACGGATATCTTAGAAATTATATTTACGCATTAAATAATTTAGGCTCTGGAATATACAATGTAACAAAGGGAAGATTACAACAAAATTTTGGAGATGAGACATTGAAAGACGCTGGAGAGTTTGCAGTAAAAGAAGGTGTGGCTCAGCTACGTGCGGGTGGACAATCTTTGTTATTAAAAGATATGGTGCTTGGACTACAAGGAGAAGATACTGCTGTACTTGTGAGAATGTTTAAAGATCCAAAATTAGGTAATTCTGATCTAGCAAAGCGTTTATTTAGAGAGTTAGGAGACATAGGAACTGTATTAGGAAATGATCATAGTAGAATGATGAAGGTGGCTAGATTTGGTAATTACTTCAACACCATGAGTGATAATTTATTTAAATCTGCTATATTCTCTCGTGAATTGGATAAGCTCATTAAAATGGATGTTACATTAAAAGATGGCAAACTTGTAAATGCAGGATTTAAAGATGCAGGTATAAATAGTTTAAATGATTTAGTAAAAACCAATAACTTTAAAATGGTAGACGATAAAGCAATAGCTAAAGCTATGGCAGATGCTATGGATTTTACATATCAAACGGGTAACTTTAGAGGCAGAGAAGGTGGTTTTAATAAGTTAGCTGCAAGTTTCATTGATATAATGAGTAGTCAATTAGGATCAACGTTTGTTCCTTTCCCAAGATATATGGTAAATGCTTTTAGATTTTTCTACGAGCATGCACCTGTTTTAGGTATTACTGATTTTGGTACTGGCATATTAAATAAATCTAGTAATGCTGACAGATTTGCAAAGCAAATAACTGGAATGTCTATGTTAACTGCATTTTATGGAATGAGAGAACAATTAGGAGATGAAAATACAGGTGCTTACGAATATAAAAACCCATTTGGTCATGGAACATTTGATGCGAGAGCAGCTTTAGGTCCTTTCACTCCGTTTGCCGCATTAGCAGATTATCTTTATAAATTAGGTAAGCCAAAAGGTTATTTTGAAAGAGAGCACGGATTTAGATTGCATGATAATGAAGGAGTCTCTGAAACATTAAACATAAGAGAATTGACAACAGCATTAACTGGTGGTGCTTTTGGTAGAGCAGGTGTTAGCTTAGATTTAATGGATGGATTAATAAATATAGCAACAAAAGAAGCTAATTTAAATGACACATCTAAAGCACAAGAAGCATTTGCTAGATATCTTGGAAACTATTTAAGTACTTATGTTGTTGGTGCTGGAATGTTAAAAGATGCTGTGGCATTAGTTGATCCTGACACTAGGTTGTTAACTGACAACACAGATATAGAATTTTTACCATATGTTTTAAAGCAAGCCACTAGATCATTTCCTATGGAAGCACATGCAGATGGTGATGGATTTTTTAAACGACCAGCACAAACATCTCCATATAAAACTTCAGGCATACGTAACACTCTTCCTTTATTCAGACAATTAACTGGATTAACTCCTATGGACACTAAGAACGAAGTGCAAAAAGAATTAGACAGATTAGATATAGACTATGTACAAGTTGCTCCTAGAAAATTAAAAGATGATAAATTAAATAGAGTGTCTAGACAAATGGTTGCAAAAGGAGTGGAAGGTTACTTAACAGACTACATTAATAGTCCTGAATATTTAGGATTAGAAAATGATTATTTAAAAAAGAAGTTTTTAAAAAAGAATTTAGACGCTATTAGAAGTGAGGCTAATGCTTTTGTTTTAGAAGAAAAAGATTACGATACTCCCAATGACATATTAAGAAAAAACAAAGCTAGGTTTTTTAAACTTAGAAGTTTAGATAGACAAATTATAGAAACTAAATGGATGCAGTTAAATCCTAATCAAGAAATTGAATTAGAAGATTATGATGAGCTTTTAGTTATAGGAAAAAACTACGGATTTATTAAGTAGTAATATACCTAAGTATACCCATTAACAAAGCAGTACATGCTACTCCGTTAACAAAAAGTAATGCTCTATCGTGCCAAAGATAAGCCATACCTGCAAGGCATGCAGTGCCTACGCAAGAGGATATTAGATCGTAGAAGGGAAACACACCTACTGCCCTGCATATTATCCCCGACACGATGAACATTGAACCTACCCATTTTAAATACCAAGATAGATCATGAGTTGGAGTTATTTTTTGCATTAAACTCCTTTAACTTTTTAAAGGTTATTTCAGTTAAGTTATTTATAAGCCTCAAGTTTTCTATGATTTCTTCTAGCTTTTTAGACGCTGTATTATTTTTTTGTTGCATAAATTTTTTAGCTTCTTCTTCTAGCTTCATTTCTTTCTGCCTGTCTATAATAGGCAAAGTTATAACCTCTCTGCCATTCCCTATGTTGCATAGTACTTTCGGGAAAGGGGTTCTTTTTATTTAATCGGAATCCAGTCAATCCTTGGTTGTACTGCAACTTTAACGGTGCATCATACTTACCCAAGCCTCGTTCCTTTCTACTTAGATTCTTTTGGTTTCTCTTCTGCTTTTGCATCTTCTTCTTTTCTAGGCTCTAAGTATTTCATAGTCATCATTAGTTTATCATCATACATAGAAACCTTTTCTAATTCTTTATCAATAGTTTCTATAATATCTGAGTGCTCTCCAATACCTACAGGTTGACGTAGATATACCTCTATATTAGACAAATGCTTATTTATGTGACCTACATAATAAGACTTTAAAGTTGCTATTAACATATCTCTCATTTATAACTCCTTAACTAGCTTCTATATCAACGATCTCACAAACACCCGCAGTGCACGCAAGTTCTTTACTGCCACTTGTGCTATCTTCTTTTTCAAAGTCTCTTAACTTTTTCCAATCAATAGAAGGCGGCATTTCATTCATAAGTTTATTATACTCTTTTTCATCTATGTCCTGATAAGGTGCTTGTTTATATGTATGTTCGCTAAAAGGCAGAAAGGAAATACCCGATACCGAATCAAAATTTTCATACACCCAAGCACCTACTTCCATCCACTCATGCTCTTTAACAGAAACAGTTATTGATGGTTTGTGTTCACACCAATACTTCTGATATTTCAACCAAAAGTTTAACTGTTCTATAGCAGTCATGGCTGTCCGTGTTACTGCACCTGATGGTGCTTTCATTGGGAAACTAAAAACTACAACACTATCAGGTTTCATAACATCAGGCTCATTAGGGATTTTAGACTCTTTCATAAATTGTGTCAAGGGATCTTTATTATCTCCTCTAACAGTTCTGACATAGTAGTCATTATGTCTAGCATGAATGCCACTAGCACTATCAACTAATTGTGATACAGTTCCTGAAGGTTTAACACAAGTTATAGCAGTTGATTGTGGTATCCCTAAATCTTTAGCTATTTTTTTATTTGTCTCAACAGCTACATTTCTCAACTCTGTTAAAGTAGCTTCTAATTTTGGATTATCTTTTAATGCTTCACAATCTAATATACCTGTAAGAGAAACACCTAATAGTCTTTCCTCTTCTGTGTTATCTTTCCATACTTTACGTAAGTATTTAAATTCTGTAAGAGTAGATTGAAATGTGCCTAAAATTGTAGCTAATCTAACTTTTTCTTTTAGTGAATTAATATCGTCTTGTTCACGTGCAACAACTTCAGTTAGGTTACAAAATTGATACGGTCTTAGTATTATCTCACTACAAGGATTACATCCAAAAGCGTAATTAGATTTTCTTCTACCATTCTCATTTACTTTTTCTTTGGCAGATTTACGATTAAATATTCCTCTTTCTCCTGACTTTGATTCATACAAAGATGTCCATTCTCTCATGAACGTACCCATGTCAGGCTTGCCTTTGTATGCTACAGAATTATTTGCTAAAGCTCTTTGCCCTTCATTCTCCCACCAAGAACCTGACTTTGCATGTCTCATTTGATCATCATTTAAATTAGAAAGACTTATTAAAGCTGAACGTCTTACGCCACCTACAACAACAACCTCTCCAATCTTGCACATAATATCATGACACTCTATTGGATATAGTTTTCTGCCTGCAGCTTTTTTAAATATAGAGATACAAAAATTATATAGATCAACTAGAGGTTGAGGACCACTTGCTCTACCTCCAAATGTTTTTAATCTTGCACCAGCAGGTCTAACTTGTGACACATCAAGTGAAGGAATTTGACCTACATATAACATAGCAATAAGCTCACGAGTTGCTCTTGCCCATCCGGGTCTGCTGTCAGCAACAGTTATTACAGTTGTACTCTTTTCAAAATGTTCGTTAACTACAGGTAGCTTGTCTACATTTTCTCTTTCAACAGAAAAGCCTACACCTGTACCACACATAAGAATGTACATACACTCATCAAATGAACGAGGACTATCAACAGGTATGTAGCTACAATTATAACCTGCAACATGACATCTGTCTAAAGCAACACCTGCTGTCATTAATGCTCTCATGCTAGGCATAGTGCCTAAAGACATAATACTATTAGACAATTTTTCACGTAAAGCTTTTGTTAAAACGTAGTTATGTTTACTTAATAAATGATTACCCATGTAATCAAAGTATCTTCCTACGGTTTCAATCCATGTCTCTCTTCTTTGCTCATCATCTTTCCATCTTGCATATCTAGATAGTGCAATAAAGTTTTGATAATCTGTTGGTAAATAATTGTCCACTTATTTCTCCTTAGTGTCTATTTTTATGCTTATTAACTTAAATCCCCCAACTTCATGTATTATATCTTTTAGATAGTCGTAAATCTCTGCACCTATATCTCCGTCTGAGGGTACGGGATATTCTTTTGGATCAACAGAGATGGTCATCGTAATTTTAACTTGTATCATTTTCCTTGAGTTCTTTTATTAGCTCATTGAGATACCAATGTGCTTTTTCTAAATCTTGCACACCGTCTTTATATTGATATCTCCAAATATATTTCATTATATTGCCTTGAAGATAATATTTAAAACCTTCTCCTAGCATTGCTTTTATAGCTTGAATGGTTTCTATACCAGCTTTATTATAATGTGGTGGACTATTAACCATATCAATAATTTTTGTTTTTTTAGCTTTTGTTCCTATTTCTTTATATAATCTTTTTAAGTCTTCTCTATACATTCCCATTATAATATACCTTTATTTTTAAAATCTACTGCTATGACATTATCATAGTTTTTATGTTTTTTGTAGATAATTTTATTGTATTCGATTAAATAATTTTCCATAACTTTAGCTATGTGTGGATGATCATCCATAACTGGAATAGCACATGAAACCAATTGAGCAAGATGTAGTAATGCAACTCTACTTTCTTCATCTAGTTTAGATTCAGGATTGCATATTATGTTAAGCTCTACGTCACCACCCCAATAATTTTTTTCTACTTTTGGTTTTAATTCTAAATATATAGCGTCTTTATTTCTTTTAAATATAGTCATGATTTTCCTCTCTTTATTTTTCTACCTGAAAATTTTATAAACTTCAAGTGATTGTTTTTACCTTTTTCTTTAAGCCAATCTTCTGGTATTATTCTATCGTAATACCTGAATCCATGTTTAGTACACCACATGCCATAAGTTGATTTTGAACCTTTATACAATTTAGAATTACTATTTGTAAACACAAAACGAATATCTAATTTAGGATGTTGTTTTTTTATAGCTAAATGTTTTCTTCTATCTGTAGCTATAAACCTACCTTTTGTTTCAACAATTATACCATTGCCTAATATAAAATCAGGGGTGTAAGTACGATAGCACAAGTCTTCCCATTCTATCTTAATACTTTCGTAATCAAATTTAGCTTTTATAACTGCAAGCTTCATGGCTATGCCATGTTCTAAACCACTTCTATAACCATTTTTTATCGCTAATCTTCGTGAGCTATACTTAGTCAACTTACTTCCATATTTTAGTTGCTTCTTTTTTCATCCTATCAGACCACATCCATGAATCTGTATTAGGATACTCTAAGTTAGCTAATTCTTCTTTATCATCACTTAACGATAAAAATCTTTGTATTGTTAAGGCCGCTTTCTTCAGTTGATTCTTGTATTTATCTAATGATTTTAAAATAAACTTTTTATGATCTTTAGGACTAACAAAAAACAAATGCATTTTCTTGTCTGGATAAGCCATTGAGTATAAAGCCATTTGTCTAAGTTGTGCTTCTGTAGGCTGACTTGGCAACCTAGTTGTTGTTTTTAAATCAACTACAGCATCGTCAAACAAAAAATCAACATAGCCAATAATAGGAATCGGAAAGTCATCTAACATCACCTCTACTCTTTCTTGATATCCTTTAACCTTAGGATACTTGAAGTTTTTATCTATAACTTCGCCAAACTTTACTAATGACTTTCTTTCTTTTTCACACTTAGGTTCTGCAAGATCAATGCCAACTTCAGCACATAAAGAAATAAATTTCTTATCTAAGCCATCAAAATCAAATGTTCCTTTTTCTTGTTTCTCAGATAAAGTGTGCTCTAAGGCTATACCTCTTAAAGCACTTGCTCCACCTGATGATTTCATGCCAAACAAATATCGCATAACCCATAAAGGTTTGTCATTGATATATGTATTTATGCTACTTGGCGATAAATAATTTATGTTATGAATACTAAAAGGATTATTAGATTTAACCACTACTTATCAACATCAATGTCTATAAAATCCTCTACAGTTTCTACATCAGCGGCAGAAGGATTCTTTTGTTCAGTTTGAACTTTTTCTTCCCATTGCTTACAGATGTAATCATTAAAGTTCTTTATAAAATCATTGAAGTCGTGAAATAGTTTTTCATCTTCTTCCGTTATCTCAAACTCTTCACTAAAATCTACTTTAGCAGTTGGAGTGTAAAACTTACTTCCATTTGGTAATGGATTTTCTATAGTGTTATCAAAATGCAAAACATATTGTAGTGGCAGTTTTGATTTAGCTGAATATTCAGCAAACCTATCGCCTAAAGTTTTAAATGCATCTTTGTTATCAATCTCCCAAATAAAAGGATAAGCTGCAGTTACTTTGTCTCCTACAGGTTGACCATTTTGATCTACTGCATCTTCTAAAGATACTGTACCAAATATAACTCTTACTCTTTTAATTTGCCTAATTAGGTCTTGCATGTCTGGAGAAAGAGCTTTGAAATCTTCTACATAACCTGAAGGCTTACCACAGTTAAATTTTCCTGTGTTATCTTTTAAATCCATATTTAAACTGTCTGCCATAATGGTTCTATGAAAAGAACCTTTAGGTTGTCCTTCTTTAGCACCCATGTTAGCTACATATCTTCTTAACATAAACCTTTGCATGAAAGGTCTAAGTGTCATGGTCTTTGCATATATAAACTCTGAGCCATCTTCATGCACCAACTCAAGACGATAGCTACCACCTTCTATTATCTCAACATTGGATAGCTTACCATTCACTTCTACTTGACCCATAACAGGTGAGTGCCAAATTCTTAATCTATTTAAATTGCTTGTTTTCTTAGGGATTTTCCTATCTGTAGCTATACCCATTGCTCTTGCTAGGTTTTCGTAGCTATCAGTTCTTATGTTTGCTAATTCATTCATGAATTTCTCCTTATATAAAGTAACATAGTTTTATCACGAGACATCTTTTGTGTCAAGCCAGTTGTTGCCTATCTTAGCCTCCAACAACAAAGGTATATTGAAATCAATATTATATTCTCTGTCGATAATTGACTTCATATCTGTGTTAACAGACTTAATGATGTACAACACTTGTTGCTCTTCTTCCGGGTGTACATCAATTACAATTGAATCATGAACTGTGTTCACAATACAAGACTTACAAGTTGACAACCTCTTGTCTATTTCCATTAATATTAAAGGAACAATGTCTGCAGTGGCAAAACTTTGTACTGGATAATTTTTAATCTGTGTAAAATTACTCACTGATCCATTTCTTCTTCTTTGTATATTTGGAAAAGAAAACTCTCTGCCTGACGGTATCTTAATTTTACTTGTTGTTATAGCCTCTTTAGCCAATCGGGAATGCCAAACTGCGATCCCTTTGTACTTCTTCGTGAACTGTTCGTAGTACGAAGCTTCGGCTTCCGTTCTGCCAAATCCTGTCGCACCATACAACGGAGCAAAGGTATGTGCTTTAGCTTCTTGCCTAGTCGTGAACTGACCTGATTTCGTAATAACGTCAGCAGTGTACGAATGTACATCAAAACCTGTTTTAACTTCATTTATTGCTACCTCATCTTGTGATAAATATGCGGCTGTTCTAAACTCTAACTGTGCAAAGTCAGCCTCTAAAATTTTGCCACCTTCCCAACGTGAAACAAAAACCTTTTTAACTGGAAACGTACCCCCTCTAGGCATGTTCTGCATGTTAGGATCTGCTCCACTAAATCTTCCTGTCGATGTTCTGTGTTGTAATAGTCTTACATGTAACATTCCATCTTCTTTTGTGTGTACTTTTATTCCTTCTACAAAAGATGATAAGTATGTATCTAATGCTGACAATCTTTGTATGTCAGTTAAAAAGTTAAACGCCATTGTTGAGTTTGTTCTCTTTGTAACATGTTGTAAAACTTCTAACATTTTTTTATTCACGCTAAACCCATTTGCACTTGCCCATTTTACATTTGGTGGATTAAATTTAAATCCTGCAATTCTATCTTGCTTAACAAAGATGTAACCATTGCCCGAACATTCAGCACACTTAGGAAGTCTTGCATAGGGTGTTCCATCCTTTTTAACTTTATGTATTAGTCCTGATCCACCACAAGTATAACACTTTTCAGCTTTAGTTTTGTATATGATATCTGTATTCATTTTTACCAAGTTGGTAAATTTTGCTTTATCCATGTGTGGTTCAAAGTTGTTCATCCAAGTTGTTTTATCTCTTGGTTTTCTACTGTAAAGAATCCAAGACATTTGTTCTGGACTATTGAGATTGATAGGAGTATCACCCATTAAATCTTTTACTTGTATCTTTAATCTTTGTTCTATTTCTAACTTTTCTTTTTCAAACTCTGTCTCTACTGATTTAAGTGTATCCGTATCGACCTTGAATCCTCTGCGATATATCTTTGCTAATGCCACAGATACTTTGTTGGTAAAAACAACTGTGCTCATAAGTCCAGCGTCTTGTTCAGAATTTAATCTTTTGTTTTGTAAATTGCAAAGCTCTTGAGTTGCATGTAGGTCAGCAGATAAATAATCTTTTAATTCATCTCTTGGTATGCCATCTACACCTACACCTTGATCGAAGTAATGTTTAAGTGTGCCTTCTTTCTTTGTCGGTAAGTCGTGTCTTATTGCACATGCCTCAAGTGATAATGGTTCTTTCTCACCTCTTTGTAGAATGTACTCAGCTAACATTGTATCAAAAACCGGGCCATCATATTTGTATCCTGTTTCCCACAACCACATTAGATCATAAGCAATGTTATGACCAATGAGGATAGTAGTGCGATCTAATAGCTCTTGTAAATATATACCTTCCTTAACATCCATATTAAACAAATGTTCTTGCCCATTATCTTCTAAACATCCAACCAATACAAGTTTATTGGTGGGTTCAAATGGATCAAGGTGCATTTTACCGTCTCTTTTTATAACTGTGTTTTCTACATCTAAAACTAATTTCATGGTATCCTCTCTTCTAAATCTTCTATTGCTAAATTGTAACAACTTGCCCTAACAGTATAATTGTTTGTTGGGTCAACGTCTCCCTTTTTTAAAAACTTAGCCTTTTGAAAGTATTGGTTCTTAGCCATGACACCAAGATACCAACCAACGCTAAAGTCTTTCTTAACTCTTGTGAATGCATAGTAATCACATTCTTGTGTTGAGTTTACTTGTGTAATACTACACTCATAGTGAGGTAGTGGTTTTACACTTGTTTGTTTTGTTTTAACATCAACTTTAAAACCATTAATAATTAAATCATATTGATATGTATTTACCCATTCTCCACCTAGAACATTTAAAACGACTTGCTCTCCAATAAATCCTGCTAAATTGCCACCACCATTTAAAATGGAATTGTTTAGTTTACCAACTTCAACTGCTTTTTCTCTTGCTGTTAAAAACATATCATTGGTTACTTTGACTTCGATCATGCTGTATATCTTCCTAATACGTAGTTAAGTTCACACGTAATAATTCCATGCCATCCAGTAAGTTTATTCTTAACTACATTCAAATGCCTTTGTAAATCTTCAACACCATCATTGTCTTGCGTAGGTGGATTCTTAGCAATTAAAAGCATCAAATCAGCCTCTGCTGCTTTACCTGTTCTACTGCCTTCCATCATAGATTGATTTAATAAGACTTTGCCCTCTGCATCAGCAGAAAGCTGAGACATATAAAATACTGCACATTCATGTTGCTTGGCTATCTGTCTAGCATGGATTGCATTAGCTTTTAATGCTTCATCAGGTCTAGCGAACCCTTGAGATCGTGCAAATTTATCTCCCATATCTAAAAGTAGTACATCAGGTTTGTATGATTTGCAAACACTTTCAACCCATGACATATCTCTGCCCGTCGCATCTTTAATCTTTATTTTTGATTTTACAGGCTCATACAAATCTCTAGCTCTTGCTGGATTCTTTCTTATCTCTTTCATTGTCATGCCTGTTGCTGCAGTTAAATATCTTGCACCAACTCTGTGATAACCTTCTTCATTACAGAGTATGACACAATTAGCTCCTTGATGTGCCAATCCATTTGGTGAGGCAATCATACTTGCATGAAAACTTGTTTTACCTGTATTGGGTCTTGCACCTATCTCAATGAGATGACCAGCATTTACTCCACTTATCATCCTAGTTAAAGACGGTATGTTGAAATGCCACCTCGCTTCAAGATCATTCTTCGCAAGCAATGTGTCAATTTCAATGTCATCCCATTCAACATTTAAATCCGGGGTGAAGTCATCATTGTGTTGTTCTAATAGTAGTCGCAGTGGTTCTAAGCTAGTCTTTGTTCCATTCACATAGTCAAAGCCTAAGTTGGCAATATCTTCTCCTATGACTTGTTGAAACAATCTAGATAAAACTTCTTGTGCTACATCTCCACCAAGAGGTTGTTCTCTTTTTACTTGTTGAAATAATAATGAGTACGCTTGTTTCTGTGCAGTTGTCATAGATGGATTGTTAGTCATAAACAATGCTTCAATCTCATCAGGTGTAACTGTTCTTTGATATCTGTCCATTGCAGAATCAATGGATTGTTTTATCTTTCTAGCGTCTTTGCTGAATAGTCGATCTGGACATCTAGCTCCACGATGTTCTTCGTAGAAGTCTCTGTCCATAAGACTACGTAATAATGCTAATTCCATATTTTACTCCTTCGGGGTTAGGTTATATAGGTTCATTATATCGTCTTCTTTAAAGTATTTTAGATCATCCTTTAATCTTAATACTTTGATGTTTTTTACGTATCCTCTCAGTTCTTTTGCAAATGCAAATATTTTAGGCATAGCATCGGGGTCAAGTGCTATTATTGCTGTAGAGAATTGCGATATAAAATTCTTGTGTTCATCTGACAAAGAAGTACCAAGAATTGCAACCCCGACATATATGCTACCACCAATGACAGCAGCACTAACACAATCCTCTACAACAACTGCTGTTTTACCATAGCCAAAATGATAAGGCAAGTTATTATTACCGTAGCGTTTCCATTTGGGGGATTGATTGGTTAATGCTCTACCTGTGGCATCAACAATTTGATTGTTATCTTTTATAGGAAATACAACCCTATCTTCTTTGACATCGTAGTAGAGATCAAGTTTGATAGGGTCGATATCCCATCTTGCACAAAAATCATGCACTTCTTTTCTGTTGTCGTAGGGAACAACATACTCAGGCAATTCAAATGATGAGGGAATAGGAGGAGAAACCTCATCTTTTATCTGCTTTATATCTTCTGCAGATAAATTTACTTTTAAATTACCACTTACATTGCATGATGCTTTGTAGCAATTCCATACTAATAAACCCATATTGTTAGTCACTGTAAATGTTTTATAACCATTACAAGATGGACAATTAGTTCTTATTGTTTCACCATTAGATATGTCTAGGTTATAGATGTACCGTTTGGCAATTTCAATTGCTTTTACCATATTAATTTTAATCCGTCAAATTTTTTCTCAAATTAAGTGCAACGTTAGCTGATGCAAAGGTATTCTTCATGTATGGTTTAACACTCTGAGGATTAGAATGTCCAGTAACAGACATGATATTTCCCATCGAAACTCCAGCGTCTACCATCTCAGTTGTACCTGTTCTTCGTAGATCAGATAATCGTAATTCTTTTGACAATCCTGCCCTATCCATTAACTCTCTGCCAATAAAAGGTAGTTTAGTGAGCGAATAAGGCTCGTACAAGCCTCTTCTTGGTCTCGGTCTAGGTGCAACATACTTTTGAAATCCGAAGTCTGTATGCTGAGATTTTAGCATGTCATTTAAGTCATCTGATATTGGTAAAAAAACTTCTGCTCTTCTTTTTGATTGTGTTATATGTGCTTTCTTTTTATCCAAGTCTATTGAATCCCAAGTTAGTGTCCTCATATCTCCTAATCTCTGACACCATTCGTAAGCCATCTGAACAATCAATCCTATGTTTCTAGATTTAAAATCAGAATAGGCTACATCTAAAAACTTCTTAACATCTTCTTTTGACCAAACTACTTTTCGTGGTTGTGGTGTTCTTCTTTTAAT